ATGTATGACGAGGAATTTCAGCGAGCACTATCCCAGGATGAAGAGAGGGCGTCGTTTAGAATAGCGCCCGATCTACGCGGATATAACATTGCCTAATGGCCTTTGCATCCAATAAAAGAGCATACGGGATCTGTGATATCACAGGATTTCGGTATCGCCTAAAGGATATGAAGAAGACCTGGGACGGTCTGCTAGTAGGGCCAGATCAATGGTCGCCTAAGCAGCCGCAGCTCATGCCTAAACCGACGCCTATAGATCCCCAGGCATTAAAGGACCCAAGACCAGACCCATCTTCAGATGGAAATGACAACACTGTCTTTACCATGTATACAAATATTGGTAATGGTATTTTAGGTACAACTTTGCAAACATTTGCAATAAGTGCTAATGTAGGATCTGTGGAGGTAACTACAACATGAGCTTTACATTAGCAACTTTAAAATCTACGGTGCAAGAATATTTGCAAGTAAATGAGACCACGTTTAACGACAACTTGGACGAATTCATTCGAGAATCAGAGGATCGCATATTCTCTATGGTTCAGCTGCCAGAGCAGCGGAAGAACGTCCAGGGCACAATGTCACTGAACAATCGGTTCTTAGCCACACCCTCAGATTTTTATGCACCTTTTTCTGTGGCGGTTATTAGCTCAAACGTCTATTCGTATCTGATGTTTAAGCACCCGTCATTTATAAAGGAGTATAGCCCCGATACTACTGTTACTGGACAACCCAAGTATTACAGCTTGTTTGACAACACCGCGTTTGAGGTAGCACCAGTGCCGGACGCAAATTACACTGTAGAGCTGCATTACTTATATAAGCCCGCTTCGTTGACTTCAGGTGCCTCTTCAGGCACCACACTGTTGTCTACGAAATATAGCGACGCTTTGTTGTACGGTACATTAGTTGAAGCAGCAGTGTTCCTTAAAGAAGCCCCCGACGTAGTTGCCACCTTTGAGACCAGGTTTAAAGAAGCCCTCACTCGCATGAAGAATTTGAGTGAAGGCCGAGAGACCAGGGATGAATATAGGTATGACTTACTACGCACGGGCGTGACTTAATGAAACCAATAAAAAAACTTAAAGGCAAGAAAATAGCATTAGTAGGATTAGGCGCATCACAGATTGACTTTGTGATTGGCTTAGAAAACTCGAAAGAATGGGACGAGGTTTGGGTCATTAATTCTGCCCTGGCTGCGTTTGATTACGATCGAGTGTTTATGATGGACCCAGCGAGCCGGTACTTGGATACTGATGATGCAGGCAACCAAACCGATGTTATGCGTAAGCTGCTGCCCCTGGTCACTAAACCTATTTACTCCTGCGTGCTAGATGAGCGCGTCCCCGCTATTGTTGAATACCCCCTGGCTGAGGTTGCTACTTCATCCAAGTGCGCGTACCTCAATACAACAGCAGCCTATGCAGTGGCCTTTGCCCTATGGAACAAGGTGGGACAAGTGGACCTATTTGGCATGGACTTTAGTTACAAACACAACATTCACTTTGCCGAGGCTGGCAGGGCGTGCATGGAGTTTTGGCTATCTAAGTGCATATCAGCGGGAATCGTTATTGGCGCGTCCCCCAGGTCTTCTTTGCTGGATAGCGATGTGCCAGTAACTGAGCGCCTGTACGGCTATCACCGGCTGGATGATCCTATGGTTGCCATGCCAAGCCCAGAAGGTAAGTGGATATTATGCCCTCGCTCCAGGTTGGCTGAGATGGTTGCTAAGCACAAGATGAAGACGATAGAACTGCCCTCCTCACCAGAGCCATACAAAGGATGATGAAGGATAATATAGGTCTTGGCATAGGCCAGGTCATGGTTACGACAACCCACAATCGTGGCCATGACCCAGAGTTTTGGGCGGAACAGACGACTAATAGGATATGCGGAATATCTGAGCAGGCTGCCCCGCATATTAAAGAACAAGCCTTAGCTTTCCGAACCGCAGTTTATAATGTAATATTAGCAGGCATGAGAAGCGCAATTGCTTCTGACCGTGTTACAGTGTCCAATAAACTAAAAGAAATTGGTCACGGTGACGTTGCTAAATTTTTAAAGGAGCTGTAACGATGGCTATATCTTCAGCAATATGTACGTCTTTCAAACAAGAGCTTTTGGTAGGGACGCACAATTTTACTAACTCAACCGGCAACAGTTTTAAGCTGGCGCTCTATACGTCTTCTGCATCTTTGGGTGCGGCTACTACTGCGTATGTTACAACAGGCCAGGCTACCGGCACCAACTACACTGCCGGCGGATCTGCGCTAACTAACGTAACGCCCTTCGCAACAGGCACGACTGCGGTTTGTGACTTCAATGATTTGACGTTTTCAACTGCCACTATAACTGCTCGTGGATGCCTAATCTATAACGACACGAATGCAGATAAAGCTGTTTGTTCGATTGATTTTGGCGGAGACAAAACTTCAACTGCTGGCGATTTTACTATTGTATTTCCGACGCCAACAGCAACGGGCGCGATTATAAGATTAGCGTGATAACTGATGCCGCTATCAAAGATAGAATTTCAACCAGGCATTAACAAGGAGGCCACCGACTACAGTGCTCAGGGCGGCTGGGTTGACGGCAATCTTATACGGTTTAGAAAAGCCCGTGTTGAAAAAATAGGTGGCTGGCTACAGCTTGGCCAGAACTACTATCTAGGGCTAGGCCGTGCGATGCACAGCTGGATCTCCCTAGGCGGCACCAGGTTCCTGGGGATAGGCACTACCTGGAAGTATTACATTGAAGAGGGTAACGCCTATTACGACGTTACCCCAGTGAGACTCGTCACCAGTGCTGGTGATGTGACCTTTGCCGCAACTGACGGCTCCTCTACTCTTACTATTACAGACACTGCACATGGTGCGGTGAATAATGACTTCGTTACCTTTAGCGGAGCAGCAACCCTTGGCGGCCTTGTCACGGCTGAGGTGTTGAACCAAGAGTACCAGATCGTCCTGACTATAGACGCAAACACTTATACGATCATAGCAAAAGACACTAGCGATGCCGTTGTTACTGCTAACAGCAGCGACACTGGCAATAGCGGTGGAAGCACTGTTGGCACCTACCAGATAAATGTGGGCCTAGATACTTATGTCACAAGCACAGGTTGGGGTGTAAATACCTGGGGCGCCGGTGCGTTCGGCTCTGCCAGTGCAATCTCTGCAGTTAATCAGCTGCGCCTTTGGACTAATGACAACTTTGGTGAAAACCTTGTTATTAACCCGCGTGGTGCTGGCATTTACCGCTGGAAAGAAAACGACGGTGTGTCGGTAATCGCTAAAGAGCTGTCCGGCATTGCGGGTGCTAACCAGGTCCCAACCGTAGGTCTACAGGTTATTACCTCAGAGACCGACAGACACCTGGTAGTGTTAGGGTCCGACCCACTAAGCGGCGGCGTCAGGACCGGCATTATCGATCCCATGCTTGTGGCGTTTAGTGAGGCAGAGAATGAACTAGAGTTTGAAGCTCTGGCCACCAATTCCGCAGGCGATGTGCGACTCAGCTCTGGGTCCTTCATTGTAGGCGGCATGAAGTCTCGGCAGGAAATTCTAATATGGACTGACACTAGCTTGTATAGCATGAACTTTATTGGACCGCCATTGACGTTTGCCGTTAACCTCGTTAATGAAGGTGCTGGCCTTATTGGGCCCAAGGCTGCAGTCAATGCGTCCAATGGTGTGTACTTTGCATCTAAAACTGGCTTCTATGTTTACACGGGTGCGGTAAAGAAGCTGCCGTGCAGCGTGCAAGAATATGTATTTGAGGACTTGGATTTAAGCCAGGCATTCAAATGCCACATGGGCCTCAACTCAGAATTTGGTGAGATGTGGTTCTATTACCCGTCTAAGGAAGATGCTACTGGCGAGATTAGCCGGTATGTAATCTACAACTACGAAGAGAACACCTGGTCCATTGGGTCGCTGATTAGATACTCCTGGCTAGATGCCGGCATTGAGGATCTACCACTGTCAGCAGCGCAAGAGTCTGGGCAGAGTCTTATCTATGAGCACGAGACGGGTTACAACAATAACCAGGCGGCTATGACTAATGTATTCGTTGAGTCTGGTGACATGGCTATTGGTGATGGCGACAACTTCTCCTTTGTTAAGCAGATCATTCCTGATGTTGCCTTTATAAGCGACGGCAGCGCAAGCAACACCCCCGCAATGAACATTGTCTTAAAAAGACGCGACTACCCAGGGCAGTCATTGACGACTGACTCCACCACCCAGGTTACTGGAACATCTACCTTTAGCAACGTAAGAAGCCGAGCAAGACAGCTTGTATTCCGGTTTGAGTCTGACGACGATACTGCTGCCGCTGACCAGCTAGGCTATAAGTGGAGGCTGGGCTCTACCAGGATCACCATTCAACCGAGCGGTCGAAGAGCGTGAGCAGGCTCCTAGAGACCAGACTGCCACTTGCTTATGGCAATGATGTAGATGTAGATACATTCAATAGATTGGTCCGAGTGCTTGAGCTAAACCTCGGCTCTATAGACTTCACGATATCACCGCATTTTAACGCCACACAAATTAGTACACTTCAGTTTGCAACGGGTGCTATAATCTTCAACTCAACTAACCAAATACACCAGGCTTTTGATGGGAACGCGCTACGAGACTTGTATTCCCACCAGACCTATCCAGCTGGTCAAGTGATGACATCCGGCTTGGGAACTGTAACGGTAAACACGCCATGAATATGAAATTAGAAGATCAGCTTTTTAATAGTGTCCAATCAGAGATGATGAACCCTGGAACTCCTGCAATGTTTGCAGCTGGAGGCGAAGTTGATATGTCCCCCGCTCAAATGGCCCTCATGGGTCAGGCGCAAGAAGCTGTCGCAGAATCCGCAATAACACAAGATCCTAACGCAGACATTGCAGCTGCCATCGAAGAGATGATGATGCAGGCGCAAATGACTGATGACCCTACTGAGCGCCAGCAATACGAGCATTTAGCTGAAGCAGCTATGGTTGGAGCCAATGCTCCTATGGCTGAGCAAGCTATTGCACTGGCAAATGAAGGCCGCGGTGATGACACGGCTCTTGCTCACCTTCGACCTGGTGAAGTGGTACTTCCCCCAGAAGCATTTGAAGACGAAGATTTTGAGCGCGCTGTACAGAAAAGATTTGAGCAGCTTGATATCGACCCTCACCAAGCTGTTGTTGGTTTGGGTATTGCCTCATTAAACCCTATCACCGGACTAGAAGAATTTGGTTTCTTCAAGAAGCTGGCTAAAGGCGTAAAGAAGGTAGTCAAGAAAGTAATCAAGCCCCTGGCTAAAGTAGCCCAGTTCATTCCTGGTCCTTGGCAGCCTATCGCTGCACTGGTCAACAAGGCATACACTGTCTACGATGTAGCGAAAGGTAACATTAGTCCCCTGGCGCTGCTGACTGTTGCAGGACCTGCAGCCACTGGCGGTAGCATTGGCTCTAATATATCTAACATAACCAAAGCCGGTGGCGGTAGCTTTATGAGCGGCATAGGTGCCGGTCTTAGCGGTACAGGCGCTGCACTGAAAAGCGGTATAGGTAGTTTAGTGTCTAGCCCAATGGACACAATATTTGGTGGAGTGGGCGGCACTAAGGGTATCCCTGGACTACTGAAGACGGCTACTTATTCCGGCGCCGCCGCAGCACCAGGCGCAATAGCCGGAGCTGGTTCTAGTGTATTTAATCCAGGTGCTTTACCTGGTGCTCCAACTGGAATGATGGGCAAAGGTCTTACGACTATGGCCGGCCTTGGTGGCGGAGCAATGCCTGGCGGAGCAATGCCTGGTGTAGCGTCGGCATATACGATACAGCCTGGCGATACGCTTAGCGCAATAGCTGCAGCATTTGGAACGGATGTAGCGACCCTAATGGCTAACAACCCGCATATCACTGACCCCAACATGATTCAGGCTGGAGGTCAGCTTAATGTACCTGGAGCCCCTGCAGCTAATTCTGGCGGTTTATTTACCGGCGGCGGTGCTGATGGTGTTGGAAATTTCGGCATGGCGGGAGATTTTCTTGGCGGTATAACCGACAAATTTGGGCTTACTAATTACGGCGGCGCATCCGGCGGAAGTAACTTTGCCTCTGCGTTTGGCGGTGGCGGCGGCGGCGGGTTTGGTGGTAAAGATCTAGCGGCAATGGGCTTAGCTGGACTGCTCGGCAAGATGGCTTATGACGAAGCCAAGGACGCTAAGGGTGTAGCACAGACTCCTCTGACGACAATGAACTCAGCGGGTCGATACAATATAGAAGCAGAGATAGCCAGGCGCATGGGTAAGGAAGCGCCTAATCCAACCGAGTTTGGTTTGTTACCTGCTAACACTTTCCCCACAATGAGTGGTGGGCGCGCAACCCCACCAAGAGATGAGGAGCCAATGGCAGCCCGTTATGGCGGACCTGTAATGCGGTTTGCTGAAGGTGGCAATGTAGCAATGCAAGACTTCATTAGAATGGATGGCGGCATTGACGGCGAAGGCACAGAGATTAGTGACGATATTCCAGCCATGTTAAGTGATGGTGAGTTTGTAATGACCGGCCAGGCTGTACGCGGTGCAGGTGCTTTCCAGATGAAGAAGGACGGCGGGATTATTACATTAGAACCCCTAGGCAAAGAGTCTAGGGATAAAGGCACTAAACTCATGTATGACATGATGACGTTATTTAAAGATTTCGCAGGAGAGCCGGCATGATTATGTCCCCACAACAGTTAAAGCGTTATGCAGAAGGTGGTGCGGCTGAACCGTATGTCGCAGGCATAAACGTAAACGAAACATCGATGGACGGCAACACTCAGCAGTTACTGTACGGGTTAGACGGCCAGGGTGGATTTATACCTGGTGCTATGAGAGCAGCAGAGCGCAGCTTCTTTGATGAGCAGGGCAGACCCCTGGTCACTCCTCAAGAGATTGCAGGTTTCTCTCCCGATCAGCAAGCAGCCTTTGAAATGGCTCGTGAGCAGGTTGGTTCTCAAAAACCATTCCTTGAAGCCTCACAGCAAGCATACGAGCAAGGGCTCGGCGCTTTAGGCCAAGGCCAACAAGCTCAGCTTGGGTCTCAGCAGCAGTCTCTAAGTGAGCTGCAGCGAGCAACTGGCATACAAGACTTTCAGTCGCAGCGGGGTTTAAGTGACGCACTGGGTGGTATTAATCAAGGGCAGCGACAGTTTGACCAGGCAACCGGCCGATTGCGCTCAGACTTGGATCAACAACAACTGCAAGCGCAGCAGGGCCAAGAACAATTTAATCAAGGGCTGCAAGGCGCAGCTTCTGAATTACAGGGCGGCGCAGGCCAACAGCGTCGCGCTTTAGATGAGCAGGGGCAAATGCTTCGCCAGTCTGGAGACCGGTTTGATAGTGACCTAGGTAGAGTCGAAGGTTTAGCCAGGGACAACACTCAGCAATTTGCTGGGGGTGTTGACCAGGCGACGAATACTCTGCAGGGTGCAGAACGAAAATTAAACCAAGAGCTTACCCAGGCCATAGGTGAAGAGCGTGGCGCTGTCGATAAGTTTGGACAGAGCACCGCAGCGGCTACCCAGCAACTTGGATCTGCTGTTGATCGTTTTGGCAACAGATTATCTGAGGCTGAACAGCGAGGCATTGGTGCCCTGGATGATTACTCAGTAGGATTAGACGAGTCTAGGCAGATGTTGCGTGGCTCTGTGGGGGAATTTGATCCCATCACTACAGACAAGTACATGAACCCATACGAAGATAAAGTCGTTGGTCAAATGATTCAGGATGCTACTAAAGGCTTGGCGCAGGGCGATATGGCGCAGACCGCTAGAGATATACAATCTGGTGGTGAGTCGGCGTTTGGGTCTAGGGCTAG